CTTCCAAAGACAAGCATGTTAATGATTGATGAAGGTTTTGGTGCTTTAGATGAAACAAACCTAGAAGCTTGTGGTAAACTACTACAATCACTTAAAAAGTGGTTTAAGAATATATTGGTGATATCACATATTGATGCTATTAAAGATATTGTAGATAACAATATTGACATTATGAAGAAAGGAAAAGATGCTTATGTTTATCAACCCTAAAATAAAAATTATTGGAAATTTTAAAAAAGAAAGGTTTTACTGCGAAATATGTGAATTTCCTTTAATATCTTCTGACGATTTTGACAAAGATGAAAGCTATAGTTGTTGCCATCAATGTTATCTACAATTTGCTGAATCTCGAAGAGAAGAGTGGAAAAATGGATGGAGACCAAAAAAATCAGTTGTGAATAGTTATATATCTATAAGGCGCAAACTTTATAAGCAATCAAATAAGGAGAAATAAAATGGCACTAAGTTTTGAAGAAGTAAACGTGTTAGGTAATTTAATAAACGATACGTATGGTAAGGGATCAACAAACCCAGGTGGTGATGATCGAACATCCGGTGTTCCTTCCTATGGCAACAGCCGATTAGGAGGATACAATGAACCTCGCTCGAGCTCCGGATCTTTATCAACAGTCGCGACAAAAGCATCTTTGCAAGGTGAAATGCTCTGTGTTACCTCGCTTTGTATTGTCAACCTTGGTCCTCATGGCCACCAGCATCAAAAAATTCAAGATACAGAAAATGAATTAAATCAGTATATAAATAAATATATGAAAGATCTTAAGAAAGATTTTAAAAAGAAAGAATTCGCTGGAAGAGCTCTTAAAACCAAAGAAGACACAAACAGAAGAACAACTGATGTTCAAATGATTAATCACTACGCTGAAACACGCCAAGCCTATGTCTATAGAAGAGCATATTTTGAGATTAGTTAATGCCAAGACTGACTAAACAAGCACAAGTAAAAGAAATAATAAAGTGTGGCAAGGATCCTAACTATTTCTTTAAGAACTACTTAAAGATTCAACACCCAGTCCGTGGACTAATACCTTTTAACATGTATTCATTCCAGGAAGAGTGTGTTGAAGAGTTTAATGATCATAGATTTAATATAATACTTAAATCACGTCAGTTAGGTATATCTACATTGACTGCAGCTTATTCTGTCTGGATGGCTATATTTAAGAAAGAAAAAAATATTCTTATTATTGCAACAAAACTTAAAGTTGCACAAAACTTTATTATAAAGGTAAAGACAATGATACGTTCTTTGCCGAAGTGGCTGCTGTTACCTGAAATTGTGTCAAACAACAAACAAGAGATAATGTTTAGCCACGGATCTCAGATAAAAGCAATCCCGACTTCAGACGATGCCGGTCGTTCTGAAGCGTTGTCTTTGTTAATTATTGATGAGGCAGCTTTCGTAAGAAACTTTGATACAATTTGGACAGGTATATACCCCACAATCTCTACAGGTGGGCGCGTCGTTATCCTATCAACACCAAATGGTGTCGGAGGCCAGTATCATAAGCTTTATACACAAGCCGAAGCCGGTCTTAACGAATTCAACCCTATTAAACTAATGTGGGATGTGCACCCAGAACGAGGAGAGGAATGGTTTGCTAGAACAACAGCAAACATGTCAAAAAGACAGATAGCACAGGAATACCTTTGTGACTTTGCAGTATCTGGTGAGACATACTTAGACGATGTATCACTTAGTTGGATCGGATCCTTAGTTACCAAGCCCGTGATGAGAGAAGGACCAGATAACAACGTCTGGATTTGGAAACAGCCTCTTTCAGAAAACGAGTATGTAATATCTGCTGATGTTTCTAGAGGTGACGCAAAAGACTTTTCTACTTTTCATGTCATAGATGTTAACGAATCTGAGGTTGTTGCTGAGTATAAAGGGAAAATAAGACCGGATACTTTTGCAGAATTAATCAACAAATATGGATTAAAGTACAACAAGGCGTTAGTCTGCCCTGAAAATAACAGTTATGGATACGCCACAATTTTAAAATTGCAAGAACTTAAGTACCCTAGGCTTTATTACAGGCGTAGGAAGGGAGCATATATAGGTAGTTACGTGCCCCAACAAACACCTGACGTGGCTGGTTTTAACACAAATGGTAAGACACGAAGCACAGTATTAGCAAAACTCGAAGAAGTTTTAAGAAATAAGCAACTCTCGGTATACTCTAGTAGGTTTTATGAGGAATTAAAAGTGTTTGCTGTAGATTCATCCGGCCGTGCATCAGCACGCCGAGGTTATAACGATGATTTAGTCATGAGTTTAGCTATCGGTACATGGCTGTTTGATGCATCGTCAGATTACAGTAAAAACTCTAAAGCACTAAATGATGCGATGCTTAACGCTATGTCTAGGAACTCCACGCCCTATGGAGACACTCCTGATGCAGTAACGACGCCAATAAGTATTTTTGGCAGAGGTAGCGTCGCCAGTCAAAATAGAGAATCAGGACCTAGAAAAAGTGAATTTATGGGATCAGTGAAAAATAAAATTAATATAAAGGACCATAAGTGGTTGTTTTAGTTTAGGATAGGAAATGGCAGATAACGATAGAAATTTATTTAAAAGATTAACACGACTTTTTAGAAGTGGTCCAGTTGTAAAAAGAAATGTCTTGCGAAACACAGACAGAAATTACACGTCAACTGCTTTTGATCAGTTTAGAAAAAATCAGTCGCAAGTTTATAGCAATGCAATGTCTGCTTACGGCACTTACGACAGGATGGCAAGGTATTCAGACTTCTCTGAGATGGAATATACACCTGAAATTGCTAGTGCACTTGACATATATTCAGAAGAAGCTGTTTCTGCAGACGAAGCAGGGAAAACTCTTCACATTTATTCTGACAATTCAAAGATTAAACAGATATTAACAGATCTATTTTATGATACGCTTAATGTTGAATTTAACATGTCATCCTGGGTACGCAATCTTGTAAAATACGGTGACTGTTTTCTATTTAACGATGTGCACCCAAAGCACGGCGTCATCAACTGTATGCCTTTGCCGATATCAGAGGTAGAGCGGGAAGAAGGATTTGATCCAAACGATCCGATGGCAGTAAGATTTAGATGGGTTACACAAGGTAACCAGGTGTTGGAGAACTGGCAAGTATCACATATGCGCTTACTAGGTAACGATGCATTTCTGCCTTACGGATCATCTGTATTGGAGCCGGCGAGAAGAATATGGAGGCAGATGATTCTTCTTGAAGACGCAATGATGGTCCATAGGATTGTTAGAGCACCAGATAGAAGGGTTTTCTATATAGACGTTGGTAATGTTCCACCTGAAGATGTTGCTAACTACATGGAACAGGCACAATCGTCGCTTAAGAGATCATCTATTGTTGATAAAAATAACGGCCGTGTAGATCTACGATATAATCCCCTGTCAGTTGATGAAGACTATTTTATTCCAGTACGTGGAGGAGAAAGTGGCACTAAGATTGACGTCGTTGGCGGCCAAACAATCCAAGGTGAGACACAAGATGTTGAGTATATTCAAAAGAAGCTATTTGCTGCTTTGAAAATACCAAAAGCTTACTTAGGTTATGATGAAGGATTGGGTGCCAAGGCAACACTGTCTCAAGAAGATATACGATTTAGTCGGACAATTGCAAGAATTCAAAGAACTATTTTATCAGAAATGAATAAATTAGCAATAGTTCATTTATATTGTAATGGCTTTAGCGATGAAGACTTACTAGACTTTAAATTGATGTTATCAAACCCATCAACAATCGCACAACAGCAGAAATTAGAATTGTATAAAAGTCGATTTGAAGCTGCCGGAACAGCCTTAGGAGTAACCGGTGTCGTTGACAGAAATTGGGTTCAAAAGAACATTTTAAGATTTACTGATGAAGAAATTAAATCAATTAATTCCGGTCTCCGGAGTGACAAAGTAGGTGATCTAGAAATTGAAGCCACACAAATCACAGTACCAGAAGGTCCTGAAAACCCGGCCGCTGGTGCACCTCAATTTGATGGTGGTAACGTTGAACTTGGTGGCGGAGGTATAGACTTAGGTGCACTTTCTGAACAGCAGTCTATTGAGGATGATGAATTTCCAATTAGAGTTCAAAAATTAATTGAACTCAATGTTGACGGTCTAGAAGAAGATGAAAATGACGATGAAATTGATTACACTGACAACGCTAGTAGTCTAAGAACTGGTGTCAACCCATCAATGAAAACGCGTCGTAGGGATGATCCTGCCGACGCAGGTATGAGTAAGCTAAAATATGACTTAAAAGCATCAATAAAGGCACCAAAGGCTCCTTCCGCAAAAGATCTACGTGAATCAGATGATGAATTTACCGAATTTAATATAGAAGATTACTTAGATGAACAAATTGTTGTTAACGCGACAATGAATAACACATTAAAATCGACATTACAACGTTTCGATAATACTTATGGTACGCAGCAACGCAACATTAAAGGCTCAATTATAATTTCTGAGAACAATTCTTCAGGAGAGGACACAGATGAAACATAATAAAAAAAGAAACGTTGGTATTGTCTACGAACTTTTATTAAATCACATTAGCACAAAACTACTAGAAGGTAAAAAAAGAGAAGCAAAATCAGCAACAAAACTTATTGAAAAACACTTTAAGCGCGATACAGAGCTTTATAAAGAATTTCGATTATTTAACGCTTTAGCAAAATCTGACATAACATATACTCATACAGTTGCATCAATATTAAATGAAGCAAAGATAGCGAGTAGAAGTCTTAATAAAAACCAATTAGAAAAAGAAAAGTCTGCGCTTCTTCACGATATAAATTATAAAATAAATGACAATAATTTTTATTTTAGAAGTATTAGCAACTATCGAGATCTAGGTTTAGTTCAATTAACCCTGAATGAATGGCGAAAAGATGACAGAGACATTAAGCGTTTAGTTGACTTAGAAACACGCTTAGGTGAACTAATGTTGCGTGATAAAAAAGTTGTGAATGAGCAAAAATATGACGCTTCACACAGTGATCGTCTAGTTCTTAAGATTATGACTGAAAAGTTTAACAAGCGATACGGTGAAGAATTGTCAAGTGATCAGAAAAAGATTATTGAGGGTTACGTATTTTTATCTGATAAAGAACCTGATAAACTAAAAACGTTTTTTGAATCTAAAAAAGTAGAAGCATTACGTAGCTTAGAAAACTTTGAAGATGTGTCTGATAATCGTTATTTACTTTCTAAGCTCGACGAAGTTCGCAATAAAATTAAAAATTTACCCTTTAACGACATTAATGATGTAAGTGTTGTTAAGTTTTTGACTCTTACAAAGATGATAAATGAAATTAAAAAGGAGATATCGTAATATGTCTGCAGAATTAAATGTTTTAAGGGAATGGACACCCATCTCTTGTTCGAAAGAAATGTTAAAAGAATCGCGTGAAAAGTACGGAAAGATAATGCTTTCAGGGATTATTCAAAGAGCGAACACTCTTAATCAAAATGGTAGAGTTTATCCGCGACCCATACTTGAGAGAGAAATCATGAATTACCAGAAAATGATACGTGAAAATCGAGCACTAGGAGAATGTGATCATCCAGACTCTTCAGTTGTAGAACTTAAGAACGTTTCACACATTGTGCGCGAAGCGTATATACAGGGTGATGACGTTTACGGTAAGATAGAGATACTAGACACACCGAGTGGTAAGATTATTCAATCTTTAATTGAAAGTGGCATCACGCTAGGTATTTCATCACGTGGCGTAGGCTCTACCGTGGCTCAAGGTGGTAATCAAGTCGTTCAAGATGACTTTCAGTTAATTTGCTTTGACATGGTATCAGAACCATCTACTCCTGGTGCTTTTATGTTAAAAGAACATAAGGTTTTAAGAAAAGATTTAGATAAAATCTTTAACCAGACGGATAAAATCGATAGAATGTTTAATGAAATTTTGAGGTGGGAATGAGTAGTAAAAGTAAAGCTGTACTAAAAAATATTGTCAAAGAGTGTTTAATTGAAATCTTGGCTGAAGGATTAGTAGGAAATAGTAAGGCGTCGATTAGCGAGTCAAGAGAATTGCGTGGAGCAATGCAAGAATCATATGAGAAAAGCTCGAATAGAGTTATTCATGAACGTTCACTACAGCAACCTGCACAGATCTCTAAGTCTAGAAAAAATACCCAAAGAAGACCTTCTTACTTAGACAGTATTAAAATGGGTGTTGATTCAGCAAAATCAAATGTAAAAAATGAAATACAAAATAAAGTTAAAAGTTTAACCAACGACCCAATAATGAATGATATCCTTACAGACACAGCAATGACAACGCTACAAGAACAAAAAGAAGGTTCTCGAGCTTCCGGGCCCAGCGTATTGGCAGGTGGTGATCAAGCTGCAAAAATAGTTGATCAATCATCTCCGGAAGATTTGTTTGGTGGACAAGCTAGTAAATGGGCAGATTTAGCTTTCACACCCTCAATTAGAAAAGGATAATTTTATTTTTAGTCGATAGTTATAATTGTCACTGGAGGTATATCGTGCGTCGTATTATGAAATTAACACCCACCACTATTAAAAAAATAATTGCGGAAGAAAAAGAAAAGCTACAGTCTGAAAAAAAGGCAAAACTTTTAGAGCAGTTACGCCTGTTAAAGAAAATAAAAGATCGACAAATCAACTCTTTGAATGAAGCAAAACAGCTTCACATTATGAAGAAAAAGCTAGTTGCGTCGATTAAGGGCGGTAAGTAATGCCTGAACAAAGACAAACAATTGTACAAGCAACAACAGCACCTACGAAAAGCAAGGGCGCTCGAAGAGATGTTAATATTGTGTCTTCATTTCCTAACTCTCCCATCCATTCAGGTGAAATGACTGATGAAGAAAGAAGAAAACTTTTCCAAGAGCTAGCTCTCGACGGAACAGTGGTTGGTGGGCATGGTGTAAACTCTTTTAATAGAGACTATGAGGGCGCGCCAGACCTCGCTAATGTTGAAACTGGGGGAGGAGGCTTACCTGCATCTCCGTTCGTACCTAATCTTACTTCACCTGGCCCGGGAAGCATGAATGCTGCTGACATGCCTGTGTATAATGGTGAATTACCTGATCCTGAATTTAATGTAGAATTTGGAAGCGGAAAAGGCGGTTTAGTTTCACCTGCTGAAACAGCTGCTGAATTGTCAAAGCAAGGGC